GACTTTAGTAATGCCGCTTGGGTTAAAAACGACACGTCAATCACTTCAAGCGCAGCCACGTCACCAGACGGTGCTAACAATGCGAGCCTCCTAACGGTCAACTCATCGTCGGTTAGTTATTTAAGAGAGTTCTTTACTATTTCAGCCACGGCTCACACGTTTTCGATTTACGCAAAAGCAGGAACTGCGACTGACATTCAACTTTATGTTGTTGAGCAAGGCATAACAAGCGGGACCGCTGATGTTAACATTGAAACTGGAGAGGTAACAAATGTTACATCAAACTGGAACGGTGGAGTCACCACTGAAGATGTTGGTGATGGCTGGTTTAGAATCAAAGGAACAAGGAATTTTACAACAAGCGCACCAAACCACGGTATTGGTATCGCAGCAACTGGTCAAAACGGCCTTAACTGTTACATCTGGGGCGCACAAGTCGAGACCGGAAGTGTCGCCACGTCCTACATCCCCACATCAGGTTCTACCGCGCAACGAGCCTCTGACGAGCTTGTGATTTCCGGCAGTGACTTTAGTGACTTCTTTAATGGAAGCGCGGGAACATTTTTCATCCAAGCCCAGAATAGAACTCCCGAACTTAACGGTGCAGTCTTGATGGGGCAAAATAGCAATAAGTTATTTTTCTACAAATCAAATCCGAACCGTCTCTCTACGTATGATGGAGGTAGCTTTACACATCACGATGGACTTGTACCTAATCAACTGTTTAACGCTGCCGTGACTTTTAACACGTCAAACCGAAGTTCATCTTTAGACGGGTCGGCTTTAGATACAGACACTATTAACACACAATGGGCAGGAGCTGACATTTTAAAAATAGGCTTTGGATACTCAAATAATTTTAATGGTCACTATCGCAGAATCCTCTTTTGGCCTTATAACTCAGACTCTCTATAACAAATGGCACTCAATCTATCCACACTGACGAACTCAGCGACATCTGGTGACGTTCTAGCAGAAGCCCTGACGACCGCTGACTTCCTTGAGAACGTCCCAGTGTTACGCAATCTCTCGCGGGGTTCCAACAAAGGCGGCGATGCGAAACAAGGGACAGCCCTAAACCAGCCTAAAGCGTTGCCGCTGATTGATGGTGATGGTTATCTGTATGTTCCTGATGTTACTGGAAATAGCTCTTCGACTCCTGACGCTTCGACTCTAGACATTACAGGAAGCCTCACAATTGAGGTAGACTTTAATCTGGCTAACTATGCAACAGGTAGTTCTCAGCAGATATGTTGGAAGTGGGAGACAAACCAGCAATCATATATTTTAAATCTGCAAGGAAGTGGACGACTAAGGCTTTTTCTTTCATCTTCAGGCTCTAATCAATCCTTCGCTGAATCTGATGTTCTTCCCTTTGCAAACAACACAAGGGGTCAAATAAGAATTACTTATAACCGGACAAACGGAGACGTTTTGTTTTACACTTCTACCGACAAAAAACAGACATGGACTCAGCTTGGAACAACACAGACTATTGGACCTTTCGATATTTTTAATTCTACTAGCTCTTTGTTTATAGCTAATCGGTCTAATGGCTCTAACCCTTGCCACGGAGCGATTCACAGTGTTCAAATCTACGACAGCGTCACGCCGTCCTCAAGCTCACTTAGATTCAACTGCGACTTCACGGCCACCAACGTGCGCCACGGTGACACCAAGTTTAAATGCGACTCCGGCCAAGTGGTAACAATCAACCAGTCCGGCAACGACCCAGCCACGGTTATCAAGAAGAGTGTCTTGCGGTTCGATGGTGCAAATACGGCACTTGGAGGTTTGTTAAACCAGACGATTGATAGCGGTTATTTCTTTGCAGCCTTTAGTGTGCTTGGTAATGGTGGTGAGCCATCCGGCAGAATATTTGGTATTAATTCAACTGGTGCTTTTGATTATAATGGCACAGGATTTCTTGTAAGTGGCCACAACGGAAACACAAATGACATCGACTCATATTATGGAAATGTCGGGTGGAGACCTCAACACGACGGGATGTTTGACGATGCCAACGGTGACATATTACATGAGCTAAAATTTCAAGCGGGAGAGCAAAGAAGTCGGGCGAACAACGCTGACGAAAGAAATAGGACCGACACGATGGACCAAATAAGCTCAGAGGAGTTTAAAATTGGAGCTTTAACACTTGCTGGACAAGATGCCGTCGCAATCGACCTAGAATACCTCGCTCTCTTCCCTGCGTCCATCACCGACGCCCAAGCTGACTCAGTTCGTAATTATATTAATAATAGGAACAACGTCTTTAGTCTCATTGACTCACAAGGCTACTATTTCTTTGACCCGCAGATTTTCCCTATCGTTGACCCTGCTGATTTTGTTTCTTACTGGAACGGTAATATTGTTGGTTCAGATAATACACTTAACGCTTCTGTTAGCCAATCTACAGTCAACGACCAGCCGACACGGGATGGCTACAAGGTTACATTTAACGACAACGCTGACCACCTTGTGGTTGCAAGTCCACTGTCAGGAGGGCAAGCTGGCTGGCAAATCGTAGGCACGTCACTCGGAACCTTTGCGTATCGCGTGGACAACGATGCGGTCACTGAGCTGAATCTTTTGGGTAACCTTGGCAACGCATCGTATCGCCAAGCTGGTGATTTGTATGGTATTATCTTGTTGCCGGAAAGTGCAACAGGTGCTGACATTGAATCTGCGAGGAGACTCTTAATCGACCGAGGTGCGGCAGATGGCGCGACTAATACAGTTGTGGGGCTTTATTGGTATGGTCGAACTGATATTGTTAATTTTAATAATGTTGATTTAAGTGGGGTAACTCAGGCTAATTACGCATGGAACACCTGCACAGCTCTTACAAGTTTTGATGTTCCTATGCCGTCACTGACTAGCGCAGTTCAAACTTGGAGAAATTGCTATGCTCTTAAAAGTTTTTCGACCCAACTCCCATCATTAATTTCTGCGTCTGGAGCATGGACTTACAATACGTCACTCAGCGACTTCAGGACAACCGACATCAAGAACTGCACCAACTTCATATCCGCATGGCAAGGCTGCTCTGCCCTAACGTCATTTCCGGCGGGCGCAAAGCTCGGCACGGAGGCGAACAATGTGAACTTTAGTAACGCATGGGAGCAAAGCGGACTCACTTCATTCAACACTCCGTTGCCTACAGCATCTACCTGTTCCAGCTCGTGGTGGGGCTGCACATCACTTGCAAGTTTTAGCACTCAGCTTCCCGAAGCTATCAATGCAAGGTTCGCATGGTATAATAATACCGCACTTTCAGACTTTAAAACTACCGACATCAAGAACTGCGCCGACTTCACGTCCGCATGGCAAGGCTGCTCGTCCCTAAGTTCATTTCCGGCGGGCGCAAAGCTCGGCACGGAGGCGAACAATGTGAACTTTAGTAACGCATGGGAGCAAAGCGGACTCACTTCATTCAACACTCCGTTGCCTACAGCATCTACCTGTTCCAGCTCGTGGTGGGGCTGCACATCACTTGCAAGTTTTAGCACTCAGCTTCCCGAAGCTATCAATGCAAGGTTCGCATGGTATAATAATACCGCACTTTCAGACTTTAAAACTACCGACATCAAGAACTGCGCCGACTTCACGTCCGCATGGCAAGGCTGCTCGTCCCTAAGTTCATTTCCGGCGGGCGCAAAGCTCGGCACGGAGGCGAACAATGTGAACTTTACGAGGTCATGGCAGTCTAGTGGACTTACTTCTTTTAGCACTCCGCTTCCGACAGCGACCAATTTAGCGGCTGCATTTAGGTTTTGTAATCCGCTTGTTAGTTTTACGCTAGATGACCTACCTCTTGTTACATCAGTAGCCACGACTTGGCAAAACACTCGTTTCCAATCTTTTTCGACAAAGCTTCCAAAAGTAACAAGCTGTTACGCTGCTTGGTACGGAAATTCCGCGCTTGTTGATTTCTCGGCAGACGTCTTTGCTAACTGGAATCCCTCAAGCATTTCAAGCGGAGTCTTTAACATAGCATGGGACGGCTGCACGTCACTCACCGCTCAATCGGTCGAGAACATACTGACAGCCATCGACGCATCAGGCAAATACGCAACATCCGACGGTGACCCTTATCAAAATACAGTGAATACACAACTCGCTGACGCTGGTATCGACATCGACTACGATGGAACAACTCCCAGTGCCGCGACTGACAGTGCAATAACATCTCTACGAGGTAAAGGCTGGGTAATTTTTATTAACGGCGTGGAAAGAATACCATAATTATGACAGACGAAACCCATAGATTCTTTAGGTTCAGCAACGAGGCATCCTACGAGCAGCTCACGACCGCCGGAAACGAAGCCCGAGGTCTACCAGACGGCAACGGCACTGACAGGTGGTTGGCACTGTGGGATAACACCTTTCTCGACCCTGAGACCAACAGCGACAGGTTGTATTGTGTTAAGCGCAGTGGCATCCTTGAGACCGACGACTTTGACCTAGATGGTATCGAAGAGATTAACCTTGAGACCTACCTTCAACGCCTACACTGGGAGCCGCCTATCGAAGAAGACCTTGAGATGGAAGATGAGTTAGAACTACTAGACCTACCTGACTAATGGACGAACAACAAGAACCACTCACAGACATTGAGCAATCCCGCGCTGATACAGGGTTTCGATACTATGTTGTTCAGCCCGACGAACTCTACACGGGACTTGTTGCAGCCGTAGACTCTGACAGGGGCTATCCGAACAAACAAGGCACAACACTTACCGGACTACCACCTGTGGCTAACCTGGCTGAAGCTACTGATGGTAGTGGACGACTAATAGCCATCGACTGCTGGAGATTCACCGCTAACGATGACGCGATGCTTGAAGATGCCGAGGGTGTCCAAGAGCTTACTCAGTTAGAGTTCCTGGCGATCAAGCCTGAGCCACAAAGTGAGCTAGAATAATGAATAACCATTTAACACACCCGATCACAGGAATGATAGCCAGCTCATGGTCAGCGATCTCGGCCTATTTTGACTACTTTGAAATGGCTGTTGGATTTATTTCGGCGGTCATAGCCCTGCTAATCGGAATACTTTCTTTGATAAACCAATGGCGGAGGTTTAAAAAAGGCGAATGATGAAGCTTTTGACAGCAGCGCTTCAAGCCTATGTCGCTTATACAAACTTAAAACTGAGGAGATATATTGATGACCTGGAAGACGAAATTGATAAGCTGGCTAGCGTTGGTGATGCTGCTTCCGTCTTGCGGATTGAACGGCTCTCAAAAAGAATTAAACGCGAGCAGCTTCGATCCTCCGGTGATAACTCTGACTGATGGCCGGCTTTATACATTTCAAGAGGTTTCGATGATCGGTAGAGGCCAGAAGTATTATAGTCAATATGTCTGGCAACGTGCATTAATTACCGGACAGAAATGAAATCAATATTTGAAAAGCTAATAGCTATTTTCTCGCGCAAACCAAAGCCGAGGATCAAGAAGGTATTGATTTGTGTGGGCCACTCTAGAATGGGCGATAAAGGCGCTGTGAGCCGAGGCAACGTCAGTGAGTGGGCTTATAATCAATACGTGGCTGAAAAGCTACGAGAGAAGCTTACAGAGCGTTCTATATCATCAACAGTTATTTCCGAGACTCCATTTAAAAGCTATCACAAATCCTGCTCGTATTTAGCTGAACAATCTTGGGGGTTTGATTGCGTGATTGAACTTCATTTTAATTGTCATAGTCCTAGTGCTAACGGGTTTGAATATCTGTATTGCGCCGGAAGTAAAGAAGGACAGAAATTAGCAGAGGCATTTCGTAAAATCCACTCGGAGGTTGTGCCAGGTCAGAAGGATAGAGGCGTTAAGGCGATTAGCCAAGGAGGTAGAGGTTACAGGTTCTTATCAAAGACAAAGCCACCTGCCGCTATACTGGAGCCGTTTTTTGCTAGCAATGCCAAGGAGTGGGTTTTATTTGACGGCATGGAGTCAGAGCTAGCTCAGATCTACTGCGATGCTCTAGTTGATTACTTGGCGTAAAACACGCAATTAAAATAATTTAAGAAATTTATTTGACTCGGTTCTATTTTTGACTACGTTTCATTTATCAGCGCAAGGCTGACCTAAAAAAATGAAACTAATACAAGTTGACCAAGAGACACATCAGGCACTTAAGGTGCTTGCCGTTACAAAGGGAGTAAGCCTTAAAGACTTAGTCCAGAACCTGCTTAGCAAAGCATTAAAAGGAGCCAGAAAATGAAAGAGCTTATGATTGGAGCTGCGATCTTTCTTAGTCTTTCCACGCTCGTTATGTGGGTGTTTGCTAGCTCGCGAGCAGTTGAGAAGGCTAGAATTCAAGAGATGGCTCACAAGCTGTATCTTCGTCCGAATTTTGAGCTTCTTGAAATTAAGGAGCTTTTGATCGGGGGATATTACGAGTTGAGCGAATACGAGGTCGCTGAAAGAATTGAGGCTATCAATATCGCTTTAAACGCGAAACAAAGGACATATTAAAATGGACATTTACGAAGAGGGTAAAAAGTCAGCTTTAATCAAAGAAGCTGAGCGAAAAGCCAGATACGCTCCTAATGAGCGCTGGGACGCCATAGAAGCTGGAGTGGCCCGAATCAGGGCTAATGAGAGCCAGGAATACAAAGCGGCGCGAGAAGCCGCCTACGCGCAAGCTAGAAAGAACCTTGGACTATGAAAATCAAAACACAAAAGCGCCAGATATTAGCGCATTTAGAAAACGGTGGAAGCCTCACTACACTTGGGGCATTTAAAAAATTCGGATGCACTCGTCTTGCGGCAAGGGTCTTAGACCTACGCCGCGATGGTCATCCAGTAAAATCAGAAAGAATAAGCGTGAACGGAAAACACGTTGCGAAATATTCCATTTAACGACATGAACGAAATAACACAAAATAAGAAGGGCAATGCTTTACAAGAGCTTGCGGAGAGACTTGGCAGCAACTCAAAGAGGACTGCTGAAATACTAAAAGCTACGGCTTTCAAGAGCTGCAAGAACGATGAGCAGTTCGCATCATTGGTAATCGTGGCTAACACCTATGGACTAAACCCCTTACTAAAAGAGCTTTACGCTTTTCCTGGCAAGGGCGGTGAAATTGTTCCAATTGTCTCTATTGACGGCTGGCTTCGGATTATTAACGACCATCCCCAAATGAACGGGATGAGCGAGGAGTGGGCCGAGGATGGTTCTTGGTGTGAAATCAAGATACACCGGAAGGATCGTGAGCATCCTACCACGCATCGTGAGTATCTAGAGGAGGTAAAGCGTAACACCGAGCCTTGGCGTCAGCACCCTCGCCGGATGTTAAAGTGGAAGTCCATTATCCAATGTGGGCGTGTAGCTTTCGGCTTTGGTGGCATTCACGACGAGGACGAGGGCCGCGACATTGCTGGGTTCCGTGACGTAACGCCGGCTTCTCCGGTTACAAGAGTTCGCGAAATCGCGGTTGATCCTTTTGAGGATGTGATTGAGACCGAGATTGAGCCAGACACTGAGGATCTCTTTAGTCAGGAGGGATCGAAATGATCGTGCATGACGATATTAAACAAGGCTCGGAAGCCTGGGAGCAGATCAGGCTCGGGAGGGCTACGGCTTCACAGGCTAGCAATATCCTTACACCTACCGGCAAGCTATCGACCAGTCGTATTAAATACGCTCGGAAGCTAGCGCGAGAATGCCGTGTGAGCGACCCTATGGTGTTTGCTGGGAACAAGTTCACTGACTGGGGTAACGACCATGAGAACGAGGCTAGGGAGCTGTTTGAGTCGATGATGGGCTACCAGGTCACTGAGGTCGGGTTTGTGACCCGTGACGATAAGATTATTGGATGCTCTCCTGATGGTTTAATCATGGATGAAGACGGGAAGTATAATATGGGGTTAGAGATCAAATGTCCTCAAGTTGATAAGCATACTGAGTATCTCATGGAGGGAGTGTTACCAAAGGAATACAAGCTTCAAGTCCATTGGAGCATGGCCGTCACCGGCATTAAGACATGGTGGTTTATGAGCTATTTCCCTGAGACTAATCCTCTTATTATTAAGGTTAAAGCTGACGAGTTCACTGAGCTTGTTTCACGCGCCCAAGATGATTTCATTCCAGAATACCGAGAGGTAGCTGAGCAGGTCAAGGAGGCTCTATTCGGAAAGGTGGTGGTCCGATGACTATTGCAATGAAAAACCTTGTTGAGTCCGAGAAATGGAGGCGAGCAGGTGTTTCGACATATTACCGAAAGTCTTTGGTTTTAGCGACAGTCTGCGAACCTGGTATCTCAACTGATGATCTAGCTGCTGTAATCGGAACGACCCGCGGGTGCATTAACACTGCTGTTAGCCATCTTGTTAAAAAGAACCTTCTTCGCAAGGAGCTGATAAAATCGACAAAGTTTGGCGAGCCTAGGAAAATTAGAATTTACCCTACGCCTTACGCTAAAGATCTAGCAAACATTATTGAAACAGTATGACACGCTACGCCAAACGGGTGGACGCCAATCACTCAGAAGTGGTTGCGGAGTTTAAGGAGCTTCTGCCCGAGGCTAGCGTATTTGATTTATCGGGCGCGGGAAGAGGCATTCCTGACATCCTCGTGGGCTTAAATGGGTTTAACTACCTTTTTGAGATAAAGGACGGCTCCAAGCCTCCCAGCGCCCGTAAATTAACTAAAGCTCAACAGGAGCTGCACTCGACCTGGAAAGGTCAAATATGCGTGGTCCACAACGCCGGCCAGATGCTGGCGGAGATCGCGAAAACACAAAACACAAAATGATTAAGATTAATAAATGGTCTCAGCTATTTGAGAATGCTGACACAAGAAAGAGACAGAGACTTGGCTGGTTTTTATCCCCATCGGGCTGCGATTCTCGCGGATACAGACGACTAATGAGGAAAGGGAAGGACGGCATAGTGGCGTTTGGGGTTTTCCAAGCACTTTGTCAGGTGATGGCCACTTACTCAAAGGAGACACGAGCGAGCGGTGAATTTCGTAACTCGGATGGGAGTGGCATGGAAGTGGCAGACATCTGGGAGATAACCCGCATGGAAGTGGCAGATGACTGGCAGGTCATTGAGAACCTAAAAGAAGTGGGCTGGATTTCATTGATAAATCAACAATCTGCCACCTCCGTGCCACCTCCGTGCCACCCTCCTGCCACCTCCGTGCCAGATAATTCTGGAATTGTTAAAGGAGAAGGAGAAGGAGAAGAAGAAGGAGAAGGAGAAGTTTTTTGTCCACAAGTGGACGATAAACAGATTTTATCTCAATTATGGGAATTAGCTCCAAAACTATCCAGACAACGATCATCAAAGAAACAGGTTTGGGATGAATGGAAAAAGATCAAAAAACCAGAGCGGCCTACGCTAGACGAGCTACTGGCCGCGATTGAAGCTTGGAAGCAGTGCGATCACTGGACTAAAGAAAATGGAGAATACCAGCAGGGTCTTCACCTTTGGATCAAAAGAATGAGATGGCAGGACTTGCCAGAAAGAAACACGGAAGGAGACGGAATCTATGTCGCTGAACTATAATGAAATAAAAACTTGGCTAGCAAAATGGGGATTCCCATCTCGCCACATCGCTAATTTAATGCAGATGCACGGCGATGGGCTAGGGAAAGCGCTGGAGCTTGAGGAGCGAGTAATAGGCGGTGATTGTTTGCTAATTTTATGCGGCGATCGTGGGCCAGGTAAAACTCAGATAGCGACCAAATGGGCTGAGATGGCAGCTAAGCGTGACCAAGGAAGTCGATATTTTAAGACTCACGACCTGTTAGGAATAATTAAACAACAGTTTGAAGATGATAGGCAGTTAAAAGGAAACGCCCGCGAGACACTTCAGCAGGCCAAGAAGGTCTCACTGCTCATTTTAGACGAATGGTCCGAGCTAGCAGGAACTGACTGGGAGCAGAGAACGCTAACTAACCTTATTGACCATCGCTACGACAACCTTTTAGCGACCGTTATCATAACGAATCACAAACCGAATGAGGCAGCGGCAGCGGTCGGAAGATCTATTTGGTCAAGAGCCGAGGAGACCGGTGGAGTGGTGAATTGTAACTGGAAATCCTACCGAAATAAATGAGCGATCAGGAAAATATCGATACCGCGACAGCCATCATACATTGTGTCTGCGATAAATATAGCTTGACTAGTAAAGAAATCTTAAGCAATACGCGAACTAACAGAATAGCTCACCCGCGCATGATTGCGATGGCGTTAATTAGAAGACACACAACATTTTCAACAACAAAGATAGCGGAAATTTTTAGGAAGAGAGACCACGGGACTGTCCTCCATGCCACTAAAAGGTTTGGACATATTAACATTATGGAACTGACTAATGCCTAGACCAAGATTAACTGAAGATGAAATGCAGGTGTTAAAACGCCTAAGATCTGGCGGCGCAATGACAGCGCTTATGGAAGAGTGCGATGAGGCCGGCATATCGCCAAGCTCGGTTAAGCATTTCTGGTATAAATCAAAGAGGATTAGCCTTTTCTCCAAAGCCGAGAACCTTAGCCTAGATGAGCTATTTGAGCCGGTTCTGGCCGATCTCAGGAAATACTCGCCAAAGTTCAAAGCGTTCAAACGCAAGAAAATCAAAGATCCACACTGCCTTATACTTGATCCATCGGACATCCACGTTGGTAAGCTAGCTGTTGAGGAAGAAACCGGCAGCAACTATAACGTGAAGGAGGCCGTAGCTTGTGTAGATCGCGGGATTGATGACTTGCTGCGGATGTCGCAAGGCTGGGAGATCGACCAGGTTTATATGGTGATCGGTAACGATTGCCTGCACATCGACAGCCAGCGCCCAGTCACGACCGCCGGAACGCCTCAAGACATGGATGGTTTATGGTGGCAGTCGTTTATTCAATGCAAAGATCTCATGGTCAGGGCGATTGAGAGACTTCTTCCGTACGCGAACGTCACGGTTATCCATTGTCCGAGCAACCATGATTATGTTGCGGGTTGGATGTTGGCGCAAACACTCAAAGCATACTTCCGAAAAAGCAAAAACGTCACATTTGATATTTCGGTAAATCATCGTAAATACGTCCAATTCGGATCAAATATGCTCGGATTTAGCCACGGGGATGGAGCGAAACTGGCAGATACGCCATTGCTCATGGCTCAAGAAGAGCCAGAAATGTGGGCAGCGACTAAGCACAGGACGATTTATTTGCATCACCTTCACCATCGATCTGTAACAAAATGGCCTGGACCATGGCAGAGTGCCAAAGATTACATAGGAGTGACTGCTGAACATATAAGATCGCCATCCGGCACTGATAGCTGGCATCACAAAAAGGGATATGTGGGAGTTCCTCGTTGTGTGGAAGCGTTCATTCATCACAATAATGATGGACAAGTTGCGCGATTGACTCATCATATTAAACATGGATAGAGAGATCAGGGAGGCTTACGCCTCGTTAAAACCCTGCGTTAAATGCGATGGATACCCACGATTTCGATATGACCCAGGCGCGACCTTTTCTTATTGCGTCAGAAATACTTCAGACTGCCCATGCTTAGCGGCAGCGCCGGACTACGATCCAGCAGAATTGGCTAGGCGAATCAATAAACAAAATAAAAAATGAGCGAGAGCATGAAACTAACAGGAAGCCTCCATTTGCTGGGGGATACGCAGACATTTAACTCTGGATTCACTAAGAGAGAGTTTGTCGTGAAAGTCGATGATGGCAAATTTGACCAATTCATTAAGTTGGAGCTGGTCAAGGATCGCATCAAAGAGATTGACGAGGCCAAGGTCGGCGACGAGATCACGGTGCATTTTAACATCCGTGGCCGAGAGCATGACGGTAGGTTTTTCAATAACCTTGTCGCATGGCGTATCGAAAGCGCCTCACCTGCCACAAGCGATCCTGGCGAAGCTTACAAGGCCAAGGCAGCGGCACTAGACGCCAGCACTGCTGATGCTGACGAGATTCCGTTTTAAACCTAATCAGAAGAGAGACATGAGAACTTACATAATTGATTGGGGAAAAGATGCAATTGGAGCTAGGTATGCTTTAGTTCAAGCTAAATCACTAAGGCAAGCCTGGTTAGATATTGATTGCGCGATTGGAGAGCCTGAAAATATTAAGCCTCTTCGTATCCCGAAGTCTTTGATGGATATTCGATATTTAGAAATCGAAAGCCCCAAAGACCCTATTGAGGGATGTCTTATAAAAGAACTTAACTTTTAAGCGTTATAAAAGTTGAACTTAACCCTGACGAGATCGCAATCTGTCAAATTTTAGGCAGAATGCGGTCTCTGATTGCTAGAAACTCAGGCGTTAAAGATGCCAAGGTTGGGACACAGGACGGCGCTACTGCAGACGTTTTGGGCGTGATGGCAGAATACGCATTTGCTAAACGATACAACACTTTCCCAGACCTTGGTTTAACACCTAGAAGCGGTAGCGCTGACGGCATCCTCAATGGTAAGCGGTATGATATTAAATCAACTACCTACAAAACTGGCAGGCTACTATCTACGCTGAAAGTTAATCCTGATGTTGATATTTATATTTTAGGAATAGTTGGGGACTTAGATGTTGACTTCATCGGGTGGGCATCAAAGGAGCAGCTAGTGCGTGAAGAAAACATTATTGATCTAGGCCACGGCCAAGGATACGCGCTTACTCAAGACAAGTTAACCTGGTTTTAAATGGAAGCAAAAAAGTGTAATAAATGTTCCAGGTTCTTACCTATTGCTAGCTTTAGTAAAGACAGGACTAAAACAACTGGGGTTCAGTCTCAATGCGTTAAATGCAAAAGAAAGACCAATAGGCAGCATTACAAAGACAATAAGGATCAATATTTAAAAAACCAGCAAGCCAGAAGGCAGCGTAACCGGCTTCAGCAATCAGCACATAATGCGGTAGCAAGAGCGGTAAAAACGGGCAGACTTGTAAGGCCTAGCAAATGCACAAAATGCGGATGCGATAAAAGTAGAATTGAGGCACATCATCACAATGGATACGAGAAAGATCATTGGATAGATGTTGTGTTTATATGCACTTCTTGCCACCGACACATTGACAGGCTAATAAAAAACTAAAAAAGTTTAAAATACTTGTTGACTTTGGTTTCTAGGGGTGCGATTGTCCCCCCGACATGACTAAGAAATTACAACGTATTGCCTCGCCCGTTCACACTGTTAAGCTTAACGGGTTCCACCTTATTTTTGACCCTACCCAGCCTCCTGCATCATTGCATGATCGTCGGGTATACTTTGCTAAGCATGGCTCTAGGGGGCTACAGTTATTTGGTTTGGCGTCAAAGCAAGACATTATGGACGCTAAAGTTAGCAGCTAATTTCCAAAACACCAAACCACTAACAACATGACAACACCATTAGACATCGCGTTTATTGAAATTCGCAAGTTTGAAAAGACTCTAAAACTAGAGTTTGATTACATTAGGTATGACGCTGACGCCGACACAATGTGGCTTACCCAAGAGGACGACGAAACAGCAATCATCTACCTTGATCCACGCCGCTACGCTCACCTGTTTGCCCATGTAATGGACGACCTGACCGATTGTTACGGATATAAACAAATTGAACTTTAAACACAATGAACATTAAAGAAATCATACAGTCAGCTATTTTCGTAGCCATTCTAGTCCTCATGGCTTGGGCCGGAGGACAGCCGTAAAAACACCTTGACGATATGTGAGAATTAGATACAACCTTGGCAGCAGCTTGCTGCTTTGTGTTTAATTCATATTATTAGTGTGTGACAGCCGGTCTGAGTATTTAGTTGCTCAGGCCGGTTTTTTGTGCTTATTCTAAAACCATGGCAGGAGGTAGGCCGACAAAATACAAACCAGAGTTCTGTGAGACTGTAGTTGATTGCGGTAAAGCTGGAATGGGAAAGGCTGAGATTGCCTCACAGCTTGGCGTCTGTCGCGATACATTGCTTGAATGGAGCAAAAGTAAGCCTGAGTTTTCCGGCGCCATAAAAAGGGCCGAAGAAGAAAGCCTAGCTTGGTGGGAAAAACAGGGAAGAACGGCAACCTTCGGTGGGATCGATGGCTTTAATCCAACTAGCTACATATTCCAGATGAAGAACCGGTTCAGAAACGACTGGAGAGACAAGCACGATCACTCCGTAGAGGTCTCCGGCGAGATTGAGATTGTGATCGGAGGAGAGGATGAGTGAGGTGACATTTGAAGAGGTTGAGAAACTAGGACAGGTTGAGAGCTACCTAGAGGCTGAGGGCTTCCACAACATCACCTCATTTGCTGAGATTACTGAGGGCGAGAGGGTGATAGTAATGATCGCTTCAGATACCCCTAAAGAAATCAACGTCTTCGGCATTTGCTGGAGCGCTGATCATTTTCAGAAACTAAGTGTTAGCGATATTCGCAACGATTTCATGACGGCATATGGCGACGAACAAGACTAGACTAACGCTGAAGCCTCGGAGCTGGGTTAGGCCATACTTGCAACGGACAGAGGACAGAGCTTGTCTGGTGGTGCATCGACGTGGCGGTAAGAGCTTCGGATGTTTGCAGGATCTAATCCTTAAATGCCACACTCACACGAGAAAGGGTTTAAAGTCATCGCCTTTGCGCTACGGATATTTTGCGCCTACACAAGCCCAGGCCAAGAAAATCGCGTGGAGCTACCTTAAAACCTTTACGCATCAGATACCTGGTGTGATCAAGAACGAGTCGGAGCTATGGATTCGCTTCCAGAACGGGGCAGAGATCGGGCTGTATTCCGGCGAGAACTATGAGCGAGCAAGGGGACTCTACTTTGATGGTGTAGTATTGGACGAATACGCCGACATTCCACCAGATGCGTGGGAGTCAGTCATAGAACCGTGTCTTTTAGACTACAAAGGTTGGGCCACGTTTGTAGGGACGCCTAAGGGTAAGAATGCGTTCTGGAGAGTCTACCAACACTCGCTCAAAGACCCTGAGTGGTTCTCCCTCTGTTTAAAAGCATCTGAGAGCGGCCTGATCCCGCCTGACCAGCTAGCTAGGATGAAGGCTACAAGAGAGAGCAACGTGTTTGAGCGGGAATTTGAATGCTCGTTTTCATCTGATATACCTGGCACGATCTACGCCAAGGAAGTAGAAGACGCGCTGAGGTTAGGTCATGTGTGCGACTTTGAGCCTAATCGTGGGCCGGTATGGACGACCTGGGACATCGGATCGCCACAAAACACTGCCGTCATTTATTGGCAGATCGACGGCATGAGGAGAACGGTCATTGACTGCGACATATCAGCCGGCATGACGCTAGAGGATCGTGTAGGTCATATGCAGGCCAAAGGATTTAGCTATGGCGGTCACTTACTTCCACATGACTCGGCAGCTAGACAGCCTAATGGACTGACATTTGCAGAGGAGTTACGGAAGGCTGGCCTGTCAAACGTGCAGACAATTCCTAGAACGCATGACAAGGAACTGCGGATTAACGCGACCAAGAAGGCATTTCCGAATATTTGGTTTAGAGATAAGCCAACTACGCATCTCAGGGACGCTTTAAGCCAGTTTCATTACAAGGAAGCTACCGATGGAACTGGATGGATCACAAACAAGATCTCTCACGGCTGGGAGTCTCACCCATCTGACGCATTCTCAATGCTTGCGGAGGCAGAGCTTCACGATATGCTGACAGATCAGCAGTCACACGCTAAGCGCCGGCGTAGGCCACGCATCAATGCTGGAACTGGATACTAAAGTGTCGCTTGCTTGATATTTAAAGATAGTTGACATATTTACATAAAAACGATAAAGAGCCTTATGGGATTCCTATCGCCAAAGCCCCCGCCGCCCCCGCCGGCCCCTGCAATGCCAGACGTAGGCCGCACTGAAGCCAAGAAGATTGCTAAGCGTAAGCGTAAGCGGAGCATGAGTGAGTCTAGCTATGCTCAGTCAACTAGAGGTGGAGCCGTCAATCCAAACTACTCGACGGGATCTAAGACAGCCCAAGGACAATGATCGACGAGAACGTAGACACTATTCTCAGAAAGGCTGAATCACTTGAGAGTGAACTAAACGCTTTTAAGTCTCACTGGGATCTGACTGCCAAGTATTTTAAGCCACAGCTTGATATATTTACGCAAACTCCCCAGTCGCCTGACGTTACCGGATTCTCGGGCTTGTATGACACTACAGGGATTGAGAGTCTGGATACCTACTCCAACGGCATGATAGCCGAGGTATTCTCGTCAAATGAGAAATGGATGATCTACACGCCCCAGGATGACCACGAGGTCGATGATGCGGGCCGCAAATGGTACAACAAATGTTCTGAGCTAGCCCTAACTGCTCTTGGACGCAGTAATTTCTACCAGTCGATAAAGCCGGTCGTCACCGATATGGGATGTGGCGGCACTGGATCATTGTATGTTGAGCGAGGAAATAAGAAGCTACTCAAGTTTTGTTACGACCGTCTAGGCACATTTGCTATTGAGAAGGATGGCGAGGGAGACATTCGGACCGAATACCGGTGGCTGACTATGACTGCCTCTGAAATGGCAGATAAGTTTGGAGAGGATAACCTAGGCAAAAAGGCTAAGGCATCGCTAAATGATATGAAAAAGGGCGGTGAGAAGACTTATTTCACGGTCATCCACGCTTGCTTCCCTCGCAACAAGAACGGCATTGAGGCCAAGAACAAGCCATTTGCCAGTATCTACGTCTGCAAAGAAGACAGAATGATTTTAGAGGAAGGTGGATATGATTACTATCCATTCGCCTCACCAAGAGCTGAGATCTGGAATGATTACAACTACGGTCTAGCTCCAGCCTCCAAGGCGCTACCGGCAATGAGAGAGCTGAATAAGCTCCGTAGAGATGTCCATGAGGGCGTAGCTCTACAGGTCAAGCCACCTTGGTTAGTGCCATCAGACTCAGTAGATGAGATCTCAACACGGCCAAATGGCGTGACGGTATTTGATGAGCGCAACGGGATGAAGCCTGAGCAGATGAGGCTCTATAACGACATCAACGCCGGCATGGTATTAATGGAGAACGTGACAGAGCAGGTCCGTGGGTTTTTCCACGCACAACTATTTGAGGCTGTAGCTCAGAAGGACAAGCAGATGACGGCCAGAGAGGTTGCCAGCATTGAAAACGCTGCTCTTCGTCGCTTCCTGCCTAATTTCAACCAGATCACTACAGAGCTAACACCAATCTTCCAGAACGTGTTCTTGCTACTGTTTAATGAAGGAGCATTCCCAGACCCACCTGAGTCTGTAAAGCTTTACCCTGATGGCCCAATGAATGCCGGTATCGTGCCGCTTCCAAAGGTTGAGTTCACCTCGCGCATTGCTCTAGCGATAAGGATGATCGAAAACAACGCTATTGACCGCACTATTGAGCGGATTATGCCAATGATTCAGATCGCTCCAGAGCTTGCCGACAACTTTGACCTTGACCAGATGCTTAGAGATAGCGCCCGCAATGACGGTATTTCTGAGGATGTCATCAAGAATCTTCAACAGGTAATCGAACAGCGCGAAGCCCGTGCAGCAGAGATGGCTCAACAGCAGCAGATGATGATGGCTCAACAAGCCGCCAGCGCTGCCAAGGACGCCAGCCAGGTCGATCCTGAGAAGCTTCAAGGCATGATGCAATAATGGACAGACATACACATAACGGGAAGGTTGTTAAGACTCTCCTGTCTACTACAGAAGGGGACGCGCTGTTGGAATGGATGAAAGTAAAATTTCAGTTCGACCAGCCGGTGTTCAAAGCAGAAGACGACTACAACGAGACATCCGCAAAACTACGCGAAGGTGGCCGTCACGTAATCATAGAACTAGAGAACCTAAAACCAAGAAACCCAGATGATTGATCCAAGACTATTTAAACTAGTTGGCGACAAGTTCATTCGACAGACCGACATGAAAGAGATTGCCACGCTTGTAGACGGCGAGGTTACAGGGCTTCACCACAAGCAGGAGAAGTTCCGAGAGACTCTAGAAAGCCTAATTGGTGACGCATCACCAGCAGAGGTTGAGGTTTCTATTGAGGAGCCTAAGACAAAACGGTCTAGAAAGGATGCTCCGGCAGAATATTTCACTAAACGCATGGGCGGGAAGTCAGCTCAGGTAGTTGAGTGGAGACGCGAGAACTGGAGCGCGAAGCAGTTCAAGGACGAATATGGCGATCTATTTACAGAAGAGAATCTATGAGACAATACGAATTGATTAGAAACGAAGAAGGAGGAGATGCTGGCGGCGGTGCTGCCGTAGCTGATCCTACAGGAGAATACGGCTCAGACCCATCAACCCCGCCAACCTTTGATACATCAGGAATGTTTGATGCAGATGGCAGGTTTCAAGAGATCGGAGACCGGTTTAAGAACGACAGCGTCGATGCTGACTACATTAACCGCAACTTCAAAGGCAAGAGTCCATCTGACCTAGCAAAGATGCTCAAGGATAACCAGACGGCAGCGCGAGCAAAGTCAGTCAGTTACCCAGGAGCAGACGCCACCGATGAGGATTGGAGTCGATTCCGTGAAGCCGCCGGTGTGCCAGAGAGTGCAGATCAAGTGATGCCGGAAGACTTTGAAAGCTTCCAGAACGCTACCGGTTGGACTGAGCAAGTAGTAACTCCAGTAATTAAAAAAATGATTGAGTCAGGCGCGCCAGGGCCAGTAATTACCGCTAGCCTAGCGGCTGTTCAAGAAGCAGCAGCAGCACAAGCCGAACAATGGCAGGCAGAGGCCCAAGAGCGACGAGAAGCCGGTAAACAGCAACTTCTGGAAGCATTTGGAACAGAAACCGATGCTCGCGTTAACGGAGCGACTGTTGCAGCCGAAAAGCTCGGAATCCAAGCTGGACTAAGTCAGGAGCAGATTGAAGGCGTCAAGCAGGTAGTATCTCAGATTGATAGCCCAGAGCTTACTAGGATGTTTGCTCACTTAAGCGATGCAATCTCAGAGGCTTCCTACCGAGGCCCAGGTCAGACAGCCAAGGTCGATGACTTCCGAGGCCCAGCCGAAACAGCTCAGGCAATCATGGAAGATAGCCAACACCCAATGCACGCTAAGTTCATGGCCGGCGACGATGCTGTTCACAAACACGTTGATACTTTGCTAGCAAAAGCGAGAGATATTGCTTAACAAATTTCTAGGTGGTCTCTCTCTTCCCATCTAGCACCGAGCCTCCTCCTCTTAGTCATGTCAGAGGGGGAGGCTTTTTGTTTGACTAAATTGATATTTTAGCTTAGAAGGCTATCCATGACAGCTTACCTAGCTTGCTAGACCTGTCTATACAGCCCCAATTTGGCCGCCCTACATACGCCCCTCGCATGGCCTACCAGCATTAGCTGCCCCAATTTTAGAGGTTTCCGTTCACAGACAGCGGCTTTCGTGAACCAAAACAAAAACCTAAACCTTAAAATATTATGCCAGTTAGTCCAACACTCGCGCTGATCGATCAGTATCAGCCTAAATTTGAAAGTCAGTGGCGTCGTCTTGCCCAGCAGGTCGATAGCCGTCTTAGCGGCGCTGTTAGCGTCAACTCCAACTGCACCGGTGAGGTGAACTACCGCGACCAGATTAAGCCTATTGACGTTTCGTCACTTGGCACTCCTAGTCAAAACCGCATTGCTGCAACCGCAATCTCTGAAATCGAAACTCAGAAGCGCGCTAACTACCCTGAGAAGTTCCAGGCTGTTAAGCACTTTGACGAGTTTGACGAGGTGTGGCTTGCAGAGCAGTCGAAGCCCACATCACAGACCTTCCTTGAGTTTAAGGCAGGATTTAACCGCAAGATGGATGATCTTATCATTGCCGCTGCTACCGGAACTGCAAAGACCGGTAACAATGGCGCTGTAAGCACTGATCTTCCAACTGGCCAAGTTATCTCTGTCGATACTGGAGGCACTGGGTCTGGAATGAACCTTGCAAAAATCCTTGATGCTAAGCAGCTCATGGAAGAAAACGAGGTATTCGGCCAAGACATTGACGGTGATGACGCTTACCTTGTGCTTAACGCCAAAGCCCTTCGCGGTCTTTATGATGAAGCTAAGATCACTTCTAGTGATTATGCCGGAGAACTCCAAGCTCTCTATAACGGAGAGATTGACCAGTTCCTTGGTTTCAACTTCGTCCGCACCGAGCGCCTTGCAGTCGCATCCAATGTTCGCACTTGCTTTGCTTTTGTGAAGTCAGGTATCGCACTTGATATTTGGCAGAATCCTAAGTTCAAGCTTAGCGAGCGTAACGACTTCAATGACGCCGCCCAGCTTCGCGGAACTGCCGCAGCAGGAGCCACTCGCCTTGAGGAAGTCAAGGTTGTAGAGATTCCTTGCGACGAGTCCTAGTCCATAGCAACAACCAACAAGGGTCCGTCTGTCTTTCGGGGCGGGCGGGCCTTTCCTTTTTATGAGCAAGATCATTACCGACATCGACATTGCCAACCAAGCGCTTGGCTATTTGGGAGAGCAGACAATTGCAACAATGTCTGAAAACACCAAGGAGGCACGGCAGGTCTCGCTCCACTTTGACCAGACGCTCCGTGAGATCATGGAGAAGCACAGGTGGTCAGTAGGCCGGAAACGAACTAGAATGACGCTATTCGGCGCAACACCAGATTTCGGGTGGTCTTACGCTCACATTATCCCAGAAGACTGTCTTAGGGTCTTAGATTTGTTTGAGCTTTCAGAAGAGACGCCCACACCAAACCCAGTTCCTATTCGCAAGTTTGAGAAGGAGCCTGGGCTTATCCTTAGTAACATTAAGCATTGCGGCCTAGTTTACATTAAAGAGGTGATCTCATCAGATCTATCACCACTTCTTGTTAAGGCTCTAGCAATCAAGCTGGCATCAAAGCTAGCAATTCCCCTCGGTGAGTCCAGACTGGCCGGCGATCTATCTAATATGGCCGACAATGCCATCAAGGACGCATGGCTGAGCGACGCAAGACAGTCACGATCAGGAGAAAACTCTGATTTCCTCCAAAGATCTGAAGAAAACCACGCCGAAAGCGGAAGATACAATGCCTGAGTTTTTGCAGTCTAACTTTAATGGTGAGTGGTCTCCGCTCATGCTTGGCCGTGTAGAGCTGTCACGATACGCTACATCGCTAAGAACGATGGAGAACTTTGCCCCGACCATACCTGGCGGCGCGAGAAAGCGACCTGGCACTGAATACATTGGCGAAGTCAGAGACTCATCAAAGAAAACACGGCTTGAAAGCTTCACGTTTTCTAATGAGCAATCTTATTTGCTGGAATTTAGCGATATAAAGTTACGGTTCTGGAGAAACGGGGTGTTATTAGGCGATATTAAAACAACTCCTTACACTGAGGATGAGGTGTTTAGCCTAAGAATGACATCAACAAACGACATTGTCTATATTGCCTCGCCTAATCATGCTCCCTACAAGCTAACCAGAACATCTGACACTACGTTTGATTTTGCAGCGCTTGAGTTTGAGAACCAGCCGTTTGAAGATCAGAATTTAACAACGACAACAATTACACCCTCTGGGACAACTAGCTCGGTAACACTTACTTCATCTGCTCCTTTATTTGTGTCTGAAATGGTGGGAAGTTCTTTTGAGATAACTCATTTAAAAGCAAGAGAGGTTTATGAAACCACCGCTGATAGAACTAATGGTAGCTATGTTGTTTGGAGTTCAACAGGAACTTATTCTCAAGGAGATATTATTTTAGATCAGACTGGGGGAGCATTAGATTACTATTTGTGCATTTCTGCTTACAACGGACATAATAATCCAAGTAATGATCCTATTTCTAACTATCCTTCTAACTTTGAAGCTGGGATTATTGCAAAAGACAAAAACAATAACTCTATTAACTATTATGTAAGAGGTGAGTGGACACTAAGGACTGAGGGAAGCTGGAACAATGAGTGGGTTTTACAGGAGTCTTATGATAATCAGTCTACTTGGACAACAAGACATTCATTGGTTTCTGATAATGGTTCTGATAATTACACGAGAGAAGGAGATGAGACAGGAAATCCTGTTTGGTTAAGACTTATTCTTTTTAGTGGAAACAGTGAAAGAGACCCCGTTACCTTTACTATTGCAGAAACAGAAATATCTGGGGAAGTGTTGATCAACTCTGTTAATACAGGCAACAATACCGCAACCGCTACTGTTGTTGCCACAAAACCTTTGTTTAGCACTGATGCTACAAGTCTTTGGGCTGAGAATGAATGGAATCCTAGAAAAAAGTATCCTAAGCAGGTGTTCTTTAAAAACAACCGGCTTTGCTTTGCTTCTACTAAAGCAGACAACCAAGCTATTTGGGGAAGCGAGGTAGATAAATGGGATAACTTTAAGCGTGGCATACAAGAAGACTCACAGCCATTTAAAGACGTTCTAAGGACCGGCAACCAAGATCCGATACAATGGGTATCTGAGCAGTCAAAGACGCTTCTAGGGCTATCCTCGCAGATAAGAAACCTAACCGGTGAAGACGGGTCGTCTATTCTAGCGCCAGGCAAGAACAGCTCGGCAAGACAAGCCGGTCGCGGCGCTGCTGACCTTGAGCCTGTAGAGGTTGATGACTTTACATTCTACGTCCAGCTAGGAGGCAGGATCATCAGAGGTCTCACAAACGATTATGAGCGTGGCGTTTACGCTGCTGCTGATATGACTAGAGAGGCTGAACACGTAACTAGAGGTGGCGTCAAGCAGATGGCGTTTCAGCTAAACCGTGTTTCTACGCTATACGCCGTCACAGGAGAGGGTATTGCTGCCTGCCTAGTGTTTGATCCAGAAGTGGAGAAAATGGGCTGGTATCGCCTTAAAACGCAAGGAGGGACAATTGAGTCAGTTGCTATCCTTCCAGCTACCGGAGAAGAAGACGAGGTCTACTTTGTCGTTAAAAGAACCATTAATGGAAGCACTAAGCGCTACATTGAGAGGTTAAAGAACGATCAGATCAGAATTCAAGATGACGGCCTGCAAGACGATATGTTCTATGTCGATTGCGGCACTACGATTACTGGCACTAATATTACAACGGTAACAGGCTTAAATCACCTAGAAGGCGAGGAGATACAAGTTCTTGGAAATGGTGATTACTTAGGTAAATTTACAGTGGCCAGTAATTCGATTACAATACCCGCTAGCAACAAGGTGACCTATGGTCTACCTATTGAAGCTAAGCTATGGCCAATGCCGTTAGAGGGCATTACAGCGTCAGGAACGACCTCTGGAGACAAGAAGCGCGTCAAAGAAATTACGATTGACGTTATGAACTCACTCGGAATCCAGACAAAAGACTCACCGGATGACACTAAAGAGCCTACAGATCTTACTCCAAGACAGTCTGATGCAGACCTTGGATCATCGCCGGCACTATACAGCGGCAAGCTTGAAGTCAGAAATACTTTGCCAAGATCGTTTGATGGTAATGTTTTTTATCAATCAGATATTCCTTTTGGCGTATTTATTCGTAACATCATTACTAAATGGGAGAAGACCAGCTAACCTTGAAACCTTATTTTCCAGAACATTATCCATTGCTTTGCCAATGGTGGGACTCACACGGCTCTCTGAGGGCTAGTAGGTCTGATTTGGAGTCTGGTATAGGATTGGTGGCAGAAAGCGATTCTAGGCCCGTTGGAGCGTGTTTCTTGTATGTTACAGGAGCGCTTGGGTTTATTGAGGCTATGGTTATTAGCCCTGACTCAACTGTATCCAAGTCTAGAAAGATTGCTGACACTTTATTTAAGGAGTTACAAAAGATAGCCAAGGCAGAAGGCGTCAACAAGCTAATCGCTTTTGTTCAGTCTAAAGGCATGGTCAGGGAGTGTTCTCGCTCAGGTTTCACACAAGTAGGGCCACCTATGGCGCAAATGGTTCAAACAATATAAAGAAATGGCAATTCCTTTACAAATAGCAAGCACCGTAATGAAAGCGGGTGCATCAATTCAACAGGGGCAGATGGCAATGCAGTCTGCTAGGTATAATGCGAGAGTTATTGCGCGGCAGGCTGAGCAGGAGGCAGAAGCTTCGTTAGAAAGCATGGCTCGCAAGAGAACTGAAAACGAAAGAGCGTTATCATCGATTAAACTCCGTATGCAAGAGTCTGGACTTGATACGACTCAGGGATCTAGCGCGGATTACTTTGATGAGGCCACTTCAAGACTTGAGTTACAGATTTTAGACGAAGCTAGGCAGATGTCATTTAGAGATAAGGCAAGGCGCAACGAAGCTCAGATGCAGATCTACCAAGGAAAAGTAGCAAGAGCTAACGCGCAAGCTACAGCAATGGGCCAGCTTATAGGAGGAGCAGCTAGGATTTCTAGCAAAATGAAAGCCATAGAGGACGCAACTCCAGGATTTAGTAAAACAAAAACTTTTTAAGTTATGCCACAATTACCAAATTTAACAGGGCCAGCAGTGCCTCCAGAGCAGGCAGCAGGAATCAGAGTTGGAGTGCCTTCTACTTCTGGTCTGCAAGCAATAGCACAAGCTGTTGGATCGGTAGGCGAGGAAATGCACGCTGCTGAGATGAAAATCTTAGAAAAACAAAACAGCATTGATGTTCTTAAAAACGAAAGCGCCTATGGACAGCATATGGCTAATGAACAACAAAAGCTTGATATTAACAATCCTGCTAGCTGGCCTGATCAAGTTAAAAAAGCATCTTCTGATTTTGTAAATGGCCTTTCCTCTAAAAATTTATCACCAGATGCTTTAGAGTCCCTTAAAATGAGGATTATGAATTACGAGTCTAAAGTCATGTTAAACGTGGCTCGTGATGCTCGACTTGCTCAAGTGCAAATAATATCTGGGGAATTTCAAAACCGGCAAAATGTATTTTTTGAGAATAAAGATTTTGCTGGAGCTAAGGAAAACTTAAAAGAATCAGCTAGTTTGTTAGAAATGCCAAACCATGAAGTTGAAGCTGGCCTTATGAAGATTGAGCAACAAGAAAGAATAGCAGAATATGAAGATCAAGTAGTTTCTGGTAATTCAGAATATTTTGAAAATGATTTACCTGCATTGTCTAAATCTGACAGAGCTTCTTACAAAAGGAAAGCGGCAGCGCGTAAAGCTGAATTAGAAGCAAATGATATTGATAGAATATCAGGAGCTATGGCTATAGGCGTAATTAAAACAAAAAACGATTTAGTTAAAAACCTAGAAGCTGCTCCAAATGTATCTAGTCAAATGGCTAGGAAGGTTTTATCAAATTGGGAAAACTCTAAGCCACTTAGCTACGAAGAAAAAAGAAAAATAACCGATACGTTAAATGATTTACATGATCAGTATTCAAAAGGGAAAATTTCTCGCGACGAATACGGCAGGAAGCATCACAATATAGCTTCTGAAGTTTATGCTATGGGGAAAAGAGAAGGCGTTGGTGGTTTAAGATCTAGGTTGTATGCTCTTGATCCAACCAAATGGAGTGATGGCAATTTGAAACTTTCAAAAGCTGAAGACATTGATCAAAAAATTGAAAAAATGGTTTCAGCGTGGGATGGTGCAGGAGGGTTTGGTAAGCCAAAAAGGGGAGAAGACCAACTTAGCCCTAAAAAAGCTTTAGAAGTGCAAGCTGCTAGAGAGCTTACTGAAATGTCAATGAAGGAGTGGGCAAAGACAGACGAAGGTAGAAATGCTACACCAGATCAAATAAGAAAAGAGTTTATGAATCAAGCTATTGATGCCATGACGCAAGACATCATAAAAGAAGAATTGGATTACAGTAAAAGATTGGATTCAATTTTAGAAGGAGCAGGAAACACGGCTTTACCAAAATGATTATTGATTTACCAACTTCGCCTAAAGAAGCTGACAGTTTTTTCAAAAACAAAGACATTGATCCTGTCTTGGCTGACAGATCAGCTATGGGATGGGTTGAGCAGTTTAATTTGTTAGACAATCCAGAAGCTCCATTTAACCAAATTGTTGAGGATAAAAAAACAGAGCTTAGAGCTGCTTTAGGTCTTTATAAAGATTGGAATAAATCAAGAGGTGTTCAGCCGTTTGCATCTCAAAAATATGCAGGCACTGAACGAAGGGAGTTGAATTTTGCTAAAAATATACCTAAATGGAATAGGCTTTTTTCTGATGATAGCTTTGAGTCAGAGTTAGAAGAAAGAGGACTTAAAGGTAAGTATGACGAAGTATTAAAGCTAACTGGTGAAGGTGGCCAAGAAGCAGTAAGGAATAACTTTAGAAGAAAATTATTTGTTAGTGAAATTGCGGGAGAACCTAATGATGTAAATCAAGCTAGAATAGCAAAGGGACTTTTAGGTATAGATGACTCAGATGACGACTTTTTTGTATCGTCTGCCAAAAAGTGGGTTACCGGAACAATTAATAATCAAAAAGTTGCCACAGACTCTTATGAAATGGGCATTGACGCTTTTATTGCAGATGATGCTGAGTCTTTTAACGAAAAGCTAAAAGAAAGAAGGAGTGTTAGCGCTATTGCTGAAGAATCATTTATTAAGGGTTACAATAGCTTGATGGACGGCGATGGCAAAGCAATGCTATTCCAAGCCAGCAAAATTGTTGCAAAAGCTAAAGCGGAAGGAGAAAGAGGTTTATTTGAACAAAAGAAAGATTTACCGGAAGCGTCAATTGGGCTTGTTGCTGAATTCTACGCAAAGCCAGGGGGGCGGGAAAAATTCTTAATGATTTTAAATCATAAAATTCAACAAGAGTCATCAAAAACTGACGTTAGCTTTCTTACTAAATTTTTAAAACAGGCGTCTAGGTTTTACGAATCTGAAATTGGAGCTGCCGGTAGAAATATTCTAAGAAGAAATATTGAAGAAGGTGATCGATCTTTATTTTTCCCAGACGATCCAGATTCTAAAAATTTTGAAACAGTAAACGGTAGAAAATTAGCCAAAAAGCTTTCAGAAAAAGAAAAAGCTTACTTCAGAAATGTTCAACAAGTTTCGGCTGACATTTCTAATGTTAAACAAGCTGTTTCTCAGATTGATGGAGAAAACTGGTTTTCAACTATGATCTTAGACCAGTCTGGCACATTGGCGCAAATGCCTCTTATTATGAATCCTGTTGGTTTATATACTAGGTATGACTCTCAACGCCAACTTGATACTGAGGAAATTTTAGCACAAGACCCTGATCTTCCCTATGATGAAGCTAGGGGGATGGCTCGTTTTTCTGCTGGAATGAATGTTTTTTCAGAAAGATTAGCTACAGGATTTTTTCTTAAAAAGTTTCCAACAATTAAAAATGCTACTTCAAAAATAAAAGGAGCTAGTCCTGTTTCTATAGCACAAGCTTTCCGAAGAGCCGGAGTAGCAGCAGCAGGCATAACTGGAGCGGAATATTTACAGGAATCTTTTCAAGAGGCTACGCTTCCTTTAACATTAGATTTATTTAGCTCTCTTAACGAAGAGATGCCTGAAGGGGATTGGGAGCAGTTCAAAATGTGGGATCAGCGCAGATTTTTAGCTGTTTTGCCCTTGGCTATTCTTGGAGGTGGAGGACAAGCCGCTCGCGATAGGATCTCGACGGCAGAGCTAGGAAAAGTGCTTTTAGCTAAGAACGACGTAATGATAAGCGGAAGATCTGAAAAGCAAGCTCAAGAAGTTGCAGAGCTGGCAATGACAGATCCAGATGCAGCTTTAGCTCTTTATAAAAAGCAAGGCGAGTCGATGAGCAGAGAGGAACAAGAGTCTTTTGGCAACGAGGCAATGCGAAATGTTTACTCTGATCAACTTGGAGAAGAGTTTGCGGCTATGCCAATTGCTAGGCAAACTGAAGACGGAAAGTTTTCATTGGATTTTCAAGATGGAAGAAAAGAAGAATATGATTCTGTAGCCGAAAGAGATCAAGCTTTAGAGAATTGGTCTAAGGAAGAGTTTTTCCAGACAAGGGAGGCAATGGAGGCTTTTGCTGAAATGGCTAAAGAAAGGGTTGAAGGAGAAGCTGATTTTAAAATTGAGCGTCCAAGAACTTTCCAAGATCTTGCGGATCAGGGTGTTGAAACGGAAGCGAATCTTAAAAAAGCCATTGGTGTATATTACTCCCAAATGGGAGAAGTCGCTCCAGATAAAATTGATTTAGCTAATTACATTGAAGAGGGGTCTGTTAGTCTAAAAAGAAATCTATCAGGCTTTGCAGTTAGATTAGCTCAAGGAGCGAGTCCTATTACAGTTGCTGAAGAATTTTCTGAGGGTTTTATTAGAAGAGCGGTAGGTTTAGGTGAAACAAGTTTTGATGAAGTGAAAGCGCTTCTTGATGAATTTGGTGAAATGTCCGGCATACAAATGACGGAAGGCTATGACATAGATCCTGAGCGAGCTGTAATTGAAGGCTTTTCTAAGTTTTCAAAAGCTTATGCGCTACAAGGTAAGTATGATATGCTTCCTAAAGAGACTCAGTCATGGATGTCTAAAGCATGGGCTGTAATGGAAAACAGCAATAACATTCCTGGCGTTTTAAAAGCATTTTCTGAGTTATTTTCAAAAATGTTCAAGGCTGTTTATGATGTGGCTAAGGCAATTGAGTTTCACAGAGCAAAGGGCGCTGGAATTGATCCTGACTTAGAAAGCATGGCGTTACGGGCGCTTGGTTTTGATGAGAAGGGGTATAATGAAAGAATGCAGGAGAGAGCTAATCAGGAAGCGCTTGAGGACACTTTTGGTGACACTATTCAAGGTGATGATACCTTTTCTGTTGGCCGGTCCGAGGTAACTCCAACAGCCGATACCCAAGTTTTCCCAACTAAGGATGGTGGGGTTGTTGGTCCTGCTTCGTTTTCAATCTCGGCTTTCCACGGGACACCTCACAAGGTAGACGAGTTTAGCACTGAGCAGATCGGCACGGGCGAGGGCGCTCAGGCTTACGGGTATGGGCTTTACTTTGCTCAGAGTGAGGATGTGGCGCAGAGGTATAGGGACGACTTGACCGATACCGGATTTGCGAAAAGAAGGCTCAAAAAAGCGGGGAGCGATATTAATGTGGCTCTTACTGAGGCAAGGGAAAGAGCTAGCAAATATAGAGAGGGTGGCGCGGATGCTTATGCTAGTGCTATTGAGGAGGACATCAGGTTTCTTGAGAAATACAAAAAGTCTGGAGAGTGGGCTTCCGGCTCCCTCTACACCGTAGAACTCAACGTCGAGCAGGACGAGCTTCTTGATTGGGATAAGCCGATGAGTGAGCAACCCAAGGTAGTTCAAGAAAATCTTCGCGAAATGGTAGAAGACTACTCTAAAGATTTCCCTCGCACCGCAGATGAAATCAACGGCGGCGAGATTTATTCTGAGTTTGTTGACAGAATGAATATACAAGAAGGTCAGGAGGGCATAGCGTCAAAATCTCTTTACGATATTGGCATAAAAGGCATCCGCTACCTTGATGGTGCTAGTAGAAACGCAACATGGAAACTATCATCACCCGATACCGTTGTAGCGGGGGATTGGATGGTGAAGGACTCCAGTAAACCTCTTAGCGATGGTGTTCACTTTAACAACGAAGCCGAAGCTCAAGCGTTCCTTGAAGAAAAAAACCAAGGCACATTTAACTACGTCATTTTTAATGATGCTGATATTACGATCACGGAGGAAAACGGCCAAGTTGTTGATACAACCAGCCCATCTTTCTCTATCACGCCAGCGCAGGACGCTGGGAACATTGAAACTTTATTTAAAGATCAAATTGACCCTTTAATTTCATACACTTACCCCGTTCTAAAAGGAGATAGCCAAGCGCAAACGACAGCAAAAATTAAGCTTTTGGAAGCCTTGGAAGAGAATGATCAACTAAGTAATTACGCTATTGAAACTATTGAACAATACTCAGATGATATTCTTGATGAATTTACGCGAGAGGTAATGGAAGGAAAGGATTTTTCTGAGATTGTTGAGGAACAAGAACAAGAAATAAAAGACGATCCTGACTCCTTTAGCGATGACTTCTCAACTGAAAAAAACCTTACAGAATGGCTTCTTAATGAGCGAGGTGAAGGACAAATAGAAAACTCTGGTTACGCATTTCCTGATGGAACACTATTACATATGTCTCATGATGGGTTTGGAAGAGACGTAGATCATAGAGAAGTGCATTTCCCAAACAGCCCAGGAGGGACTGAAGGGATGGTTGCAATAATGAATGCTGGCATAATGCGTTTTGATTATTCGGGTGGAGGAGTAACGCTTAGACATCCTCCGACACGCGCACAGGCCGATATTATTGCCCGAATTGCTAGCCATACAGAGGTTTTTCTTGATGCTGAGCAGGCTTCTTCAGATGGGTATAATGAAAAGCGAAGAGCTAGTTTTGAAATTACAGATGAATTTGCTGTAGATGATGTAATTAACAGTGTTAGGGCTTTTTATAGAGGAAGAGATTTTGAAGGCATAAGCACTTTTGGAATTCAGCCAGTAGAGCAATATGGTGCTATCACTAAGCTGGAGAAAAAAATATTATCAGACAGAGTTAATATTGGAAAAAGGCTTGAGGCAAAACTTGAGGCCGATGAGAAAAATTGGAACAACGCCAAAAAGTCAGGAAACCAAGAAGAAATCGAAAGAGCTGCCCAGCAAGTTATGCGAAGAACTCAGGCGTATATGGAAGTTCTTCCTGATTATCCAATGGGGCCAACAATATCCAAAGCTCAAGATCTTGCGGAAAAGGTTCTAGTTGGATCTATTGAAATAACAGAAGGCATTAAGATTGTTGACGAAAATGCCAGATACTCAGGGCTTCCTATCAAGCTTCCATCTTGGCTAAGTAATTTAAAGGTGGCAGATTGGGTCAAAAGAAACCTGAGAGCTAGAGGTGATTTAACTCCAGACCAATTTAAAATTAAGCTAGCCTCGGAAGCCATTACCTTGACTGAGCTTAAAAGAGCAGAGTTAATAAATTCTCGTCTTAAAAAAGCGGTCAAAAAGGAAGCTTTAGTAGCTCCTAATTCTGAAGGTGTGTTAATGGAGGACTTTCTCATGAAAAGAGTCCAGGACGCCCTTGTGATGGATGGCGCGGTAAATGTCACAGAAGCAATCAACAAGCTCCCTAAGAGCCTACAGAGCGTCACTAAAGAGATGCGTGTTCATGTTGATAGCCTTTCTCGCGAAATGATTAAGAAGGGCATTGCCAAAGGTGATCTTGCTGATGTGTTCCAAAGAAACATTGGCAGTTATCTAAATAGATCTTATCGCAGATTTACTAGACCAGAAAAGTGGAAGCACGAGGTAAGTGAAGAGTCTAAAAAGAACGCAATGCAATGGCTTGAAGACAACTTGCCAGCCGAAGCATTTAGCGGAGATGTGTCAAAGGAAGATCAATTAGAAGGTTATGTTGATACACTTTTGACTGATTCAGTTTCTGGGGGCTTTACGGACCAAATGAACTGGCTTTTAGGCCAGAAGCATATTGGAAACCTTATTGCCAGAAAGAAGGTTCCTATTGAGCTTAGAGAGCTTTGGGGTGAATACAAAAGAGGCGATGAGAACTACATGACCTCGGTCCGCAAAATGGCTACTCAGATTGGCAACCACACAATGCTTACTGAGTTTTTAAAGAATGGACTCAATACTGAAATATTTTCTACGCCTAGGAAGGGCTTTTCTAAGCAAATAAGCTCAAAAGGAAACGAAATGCTGTCTCCTCTAGATGGATACTATGTTTCTGAAGGAATGTCTCAGGCGCTAATTGATTTTTCAGAAACAGGAGAAACTACAGCGTGGTGGCTTAAATTATGGTTGAAATTCAACTCAGTAGCAAAAGTCACAAAAACAATATACAACCCTACGACTCACGCTAGAAACTTTTTGTCTAACTTTGTTTATGTGGGAGCTAACGGAAACCTGTTTGAATACTTAAATATTGACACGGTTAAAATGTCTGCGACTATTAATTACAAAGAAATATTTAAGAGTTGGGGGACTACAAAGGATATTGAGGATAGGATTCTTCATTACATTAGGCTTGGCATCATGCAGCAAGGTGCTGTATCACAAGAATTTAAGGATATTCTTAACGATTTCTCAGCGGGAGATGTAGATATTGATGAATATACTCAAAACAGCGCAAAGAGATTTGCAAAAGCCGGTCTAAAGAAAATAGAATCTCTTTACCAAGCAGAAGATGATTTTCATAAGATTGTTTCATATGAGGCTGAAAGAGCAAAGTTAGCCAAAGCTAAGCCTGAGTGGAAATCTGACAAGTTAGATGCTGAAGCAGCTCAGATAGTTAGGGACACTATGCCTGACTACTCGCAAGTTCCAAATGCAGTTAAAATGCTTAGAAGGGTTCCGTTTATAGGAACATTTACCTCGTTTACGTCTGAGGTAATCAGGAATAACACTAACATTATCCAAAGAGCTAAGTTTGAGATGTCAGATCCTGAGCTTAGGAGTATCGGAGCGAAAAGACTTTCGTCATTCGCAATTGCACACAGCATCCCTTTAGCGGGCGCGTATTTTCTCGCCTCATTCTTTGGCGTCGATGACGAAGAAGATGAAGCGACAAGAGCTATTGCTGCTCCTTGGGATAAATATGCACAGCTTTTATATGTCGGGAGAACTCCTTCTGGAGATCCTCAATATATTAACATTAGTTACACTGATCCATTTAGCGTATTCAAGACCCCTATTTTTGTAAGTCAACAAGATGGATTTTCGCCTGTTTCTGTTGCTAAGGGCATACTAATGGGTCTAGAGCCTTTTTACGGAGAAGAAATTGGAACTGCTGCGCTTCTTGATATTAGGGAGAATAAAAACGAAAAAATATTTAATCCTAATTCGGACGCTTGGACAATCACTAAAGATATTTCCGAGCATATACTGAAAGCTGTTGAGCCTGGTGTAGTAAGATCAACAAAAAGGATTTACGAAGCTGCAACAGGCAAAGAAACCGATTCTGGCATGAAGCTAGACACAAGAACAGAAGTCATCGCGGTTCTTTCTGGTCAAAGAATAACCTCTATTGATCGAAAGAAAGCAATTCTTTATAGGAACTATGATTTCCAAGATGCTCTTAGGTCGTCTACGTATCGCTTCAATAAAGCTTGGAGAAATAAGAATGTAGATAAAAAAGAGTTATCTAAGGCTTACAAGCAATACAAAAAAGATAACGAAAAAGCATATTCTGAATTTCAAGATGCTTTACAGGCCGTATCAAGGCTTGGTCTTACTGAGGAGCAAATCCTCCTAGAGACAACAAAGGGTAAAGATAATACAGAAACAGCAAAAAGGCTTTTGAATTTGCTTAGAGCGCCAGCCGGTGAAACTCCAATGCCTGACAAAAAGTTTACAAAATCTCAAATTAAAGAAATTGAAGAAAAAGGCCGAAAAGAGATCTTAGAAGAAGTTGCCCCTGAGCTTTTTGATTAGAATGTCCTTACCTTACTTTAACCTTGAAAGTCAACGAAATAACATTTATTAACAGCTATGCCAGTAACTGAGCAATATACTCCTAGATATTACACTGGAGACGGCGCAAAGCAGATTTTTGATGTGCCTGATCTATGGTTTGAGCAATCAGAAGTAAAAGTTGAGGTTGCTGGAGTTCTCACGGGATGGACGAGAGAAGCTGGTGAGGGGGTTAGATTAGCGACTGCGCCTGCTTCTGGGGCTTCTGTGGTTATCTATAGAATAACATCACTTACCCAAGATAAGGACTTCCAGACAGCCGGACGTATGCCAGCCACTGAGGTTGCTGAAGGCTTTGACAGGCAAATCCTTATCAATCAGGAGGTTAAGGATAGATCTACGTTTTTACCTCCAAATACGACTACTCAAAACAAAATTAACACAACTGTTGGTTTTGATGCAAATGGAGATCCTGTTTTAAGAACTGCTACCCAACAGTCTACTTATTTAGGTCTTGCTAATTTGAGTCAAATGCAGTCCTATGCTAACACTGCTGAAGAGCAAGCTGGATATGCAAACCAAGAGCGTGTACTTGCTGAAGCTGCGGCAGCATCGGCTCAATCAGCTACACAAAGCGTAGCGGGTGCTGTTACCCCTAAAGATTACGGAGCGTTTGGCGATGGAGCTTCACACCCTGCTAGCGGCTCATACTCCACGCTGGCGCTAGCTCAAGCGGTGTATCCGAGATGTGTAGCTCTTACTGAAGAGCTTGACGGCTTAGCGATCCAGAAGGCTTGTGACACTGGTGGACGGGTCTTTATTGCTGACGGGACTTATAAAATATCAACTACTATTGAACTTAAAACTCAAGGGCAAATTATTGAAGGAGAAAGCTCAACAAGCACAATTTTGCAATGGGTTCAAGATGTTAATGGTTTTGAAATTGAAGACAATCCTAACGAAAGTAATACAACTAACTTTCCAACAAGTTCTTCCGCAAGCTCTTCTTGGGGTCAGATTAGAACATTGTTGATTTATGGGCCTGCAAATTCTACTAAAAAAGGCATCACTAACACTGAAGATCCAAATGCAACTCTTTGGGTTGGTGAAGGGTGGAGGTATGACTTTCTTACTATTCTTGGTTGGCATACGGGGATATATTCATCAAGCGCGGCTAGATTAAATGGTCGTTCAATTAATATTAAAAGTTGCAGCGCAGTTGGATTACACCTTTCTAATGGTAGTTCTGCCACAAATAACTGTCACGTTTTTTACGGTGTTTCTATGTCGTCTTGTGATATTGGGATTAAATTACAAACTGTTCGATCTGCTTGGATTCAACTTCAAGACACAACAGGAAACCGTGTTGATGTTAGCGCAAATGCTTCTCTAGCGCACATTGAAGGTGGACAGGCCGAAGCCTACACTGAAAGATTTTTAATTGCTGAGAATTCTTCCCGCATGACTATTTCTAATGTTAACATTCTTGCTTCGACAACAATTATTCCTATCACTGTAAATGGTAATTCATCTGTTAAGATTGTAAATTGCCAAAACGTGCAAGCTGGAAACCAGGTGGAGATTGCAGAAATTTTAGATACTAACTCAACAGTATTTGGAACTGCTCATCTTCATCTTTCGGGATCAGCGCCTGGCACTTCTCCAACTTCTAGAGTTAGAATATCCCAAGCTGATTCTAATACTGCTAATGATGATTCGGTATTTCTTTGCCCGATACCGTGGAGACTAGGAACTAGCCTTCTTCCATCAGACTCAAATCATCGCGGGGCTTTGCATTGGCGTGGGGCAGTTCCTTATAATAACCTTAATAACGATGATTTGCAGGGCGTTATTGAAATGGGAGGAAATTATGTCCGCGCTGACGCATTCAAACGAAATACATTTTCAATTAATATTACATCAGGTGGTTATGGGCCACAGGGATTTGAGGATGTTATCTTAATGGATAACACGGGAGTCAGAACCGTATCTTTAAGAGCTACAAATTCAGCTTATTATCGTGCCTCAACAAACATGAGGGTGTTTACAATTGTAGATTCGGCTGGGACTGCTCAGACTTCACCTATTACCATTAGCGCTAATGGCTCAGATACAATTAATGGGAGTAATAATTATGTCATTAACTCTCAATATGGATCAGTCAAAATTGGAACTACTGGAAATGGTAAATGGTTTATCCTCCCTTAACATCTAACTAAACAAAACTATGAAAAAGCAAATCCTTGGAATTATTCGTCACCTTCTAACCTTTGGAGGAGGCTACCTTGTTGCTCAAGAATGGCTTAGTGCTGACCTTATGCCTGAGCTTATTGGAGCAATTATGACAATCATCGGCGGCGTTTGGTCAATGAAAGCGCCTGAGAAAAAATCTTAACCATAAATAAAAATGACAATTACATTCCCAGATACCAATCCTGACATCATTAAGATTGAGCGGGGCCGCACATACTATGTGTCTGCTAACGCTGGAGATCTTACGATTAAAAGGAAGGCTTTGAATGGCTCATATATTGAAGTTGAAGGATCGCCAGTGACGGACGGTCAGGAAAAGTTCCTGCTTACGTTTTCCTCTGACGACACATTGGAGATTACTCCTTCTGCAACTAATACAGAGCTAGTCTTAGAAAAGAAAGAATGAAGCTCCAGAGGCCAGACCCAGGTATTGATGCTGCTAAGTCCGGTCTTCACGGCAAAGCTGGCATTTTTTTTAACGCCGGATTGTTTTCAAAAGGTGGAGGATTTAATCCATTAGACCTTGATCCTTATTTGCTCTTTGACGCTCGCACGTCAATGATAGGCACGCTGGAGAATCCCACGCTAGACCTAGACCCAAGCAAGCAAGACACGCTTGATGTTATTACGGCTACAAGGGCAGGAACCGCCACGTTCACAGATGTCAACGGTAACATAGCGACCGCCAGTGCTGACACGGTGCGCGTTGACCTACACCAAGGAGCCCGAGTTGACGCCGACGAAGTTTCAGCGGATTGGATATACTGACTTCTCGCAAGGCTGGGCTGCTCAAAGCGGCGTGGTCGCACAAGGTGCAGATGATTACCAAGGAAATGCTGTAAGAAGGCTTACTTTTGATGGAGTTACAACAGGTGGAATTTATCAAACAACTATTAATACAATCGGCGGTGTAAGTTACACAGGCTCGTTTTATATAAGGAGAATTTCTGGCTCAACCCCACTATACATGCGACACGGTTTTTCCGCGTCAGGCAATCAAACAGCGATTTCTGTAACTACAGAATGGCAACAGTTTAGTGTTACAATGTTAGGCGCAAGTGGTGGTGGTAATGTTTATTTTGGAATTCTACAGTTTGGTGCTGGCAATGATGTTTATGAGATAACACAGCCACAGTTTGAAGAAGGCACAACCGCAAGTTCCTTCGTGGCTAACACCAGTGGAAGTCCAAAATTCATCGCTAGTGCAGTATATGGACCTAGGGTGCCGATGATACTGGTGGAGCCGTCGAGTGAAAACTTGCTGCCTTACAGTGAA